TTCTGATTATTCGGCTATTACTACATGGTGCGTGTTTTATCCTGATGAAGATTCGCAAAGACCGGCACTGCTGTTGCTGGATGTAAAGAAAGGACGCTGGGATTTTCCTGAACTAAAGCGGGTTGCATACGAACAATATACCTACTGGGATCCAGATACCATCATCGTTGAAGCCAAGGCATCGGGCTTGCCACTAACTGACGAATTACGCCAAGCGGGAATTCCTGTAGTGAATTATTCACCGGGAAAAGGACACGATAAAATTGCACGGGTAAATGCAGTAGCACCAATGTTGGAATCTGGTATGGTATATGTACCGGAAACCCGTTGGGCAGATGAGCTGGTCGAAGAATGCGCAGCCTTTCCTTTTGGAGACTACGATGATTTAGTGGATTCCACTACGCAAGCGCTGATGCGTTATCGACAGGGAGGCTTTATTGGGTTAGAATCGGATTACGATATGCAGGTTAATGAACCTCGCAGAGCTAAAGAATATTATTAATTGGGAGGACAAAATGGCGGATAAAAAAGGTGAAGTGATCAAGGACCAAGGATTTGTTCCTTATGCCAAGCAGAAAAAGATGGCAACATCCAAGGGACCAAAGCCCGGAGCTGGTAAAGGTACATCAAGAGGAAAAGGTATCGCCGAAAGAGGCTTCAAGTTTCGTGGAATATTCTAATGCCTTGGCCAGTTACAGCAGCTAAAGGTCTTGCCTCTCTTTTTAGAAGAAAAAAGCCCAAGGTCAACCGTCGACTGACTCCGGAAGAAATTGTTGCAAGAGAGGAGAGACGAGCACTAGAAGACCAAGCCAAAAAGGATAGACTAGGACTATTATCTAAGGCACGTGCTGATAGATTAGCACTTGAAGGGAGAACGAAAGCCCTCGCAACGGCTGAAAATTCCCTTATGAGAATGGATCTTCCATCAAAGACAAAAATGGGAGCTTTAGATGAAATTCAATCAATGCTCCATCAAGTTCCCCCTGCAGCATATGCAAGCGTCCCAACGGCGCAAATAGTTAAAGCAGTTTTCAAAAAAATGGGGATTCCAATAGGCGTAGGCGCAGGCTTTATAGCCGGCGCGGAAATGGAAGGTTTAGCAAGAGAAGGAAAGTTGCCTGATTGGATTACCAAAGAAGAATTTCGATCTCCAGAAGGCGCTATCGAAGAAGCCCTAGATGCAACAGGCATGGGAGCCGGAGCTGGTGCTCTTTTGGGACCAATAGCCGCTGAAGGTTTTGACGAAGTTCTCGAAGAACCCGGACTTGAAGAAGGCTCAGTAGGAGATTTATTGCTCTGGAACAGATTACTTGGGGATTAAATAATGGCTAATCCAGTTAAAATAGCCAAAGGGATTGAGTCTTTGTTGAAAAAGACAGCAAATCGGATGCGAGAAGGCAAAACAGGACAGTTCATTGGTAAAAACAGAAGTGAAGCGAGTTTTGGAAAGAAGCATCGTTACAGCGACTGGGATCGTTACAAACAAACAGCATACGTTGATACCGACCTTCCCTACAGTAAAAGATCACCAATGCAGCAAGCGGCAAGAGACCTTCTTCAAAAAGCCATTAAAACTGTGCAACCAAATATTGCAGACTCAACTGCACATACATATGCCCAGAACATGCTTACCGAACTTCGTAGAGCTCAGCAAGCAGCAATAGAAGCTAGAAAACTTAATAGATTTAGAGAAGCAGCAGAGTGGGAACTTAGGGCAAAAGAAGCTAATAGTGTAATTACTGACATAATGAAAAAAGTAACAGCTCTTGCTACAGTTCCAGCCGTTGCAAAAATGACGGAGGCAACCATGATGCCAGAAGAAAGCTTTGGAACAAAAGCAGGCAATTTACTAATAGATATTGTATCGCCAATACCGAGGTATAAATAATGGCAATGATTGGCGGAAATAAGCCGACGAATATTGATCGGATAGCGGATTTAATAGATTTAGATGTCGAAGCTGGGCAAACGGTTGAAATCGAACAACCAATGCCAATGGACAGTGATGTTGCAGTTGAATTTGGCGACAACGGTGAAGCACAAGTTGATTTTTTCCCTGATGAAGCGGGAATGCAGCCAGATGCCCCTTTTGATGCAAATTTAGCAGAATATCTGTCTGATCAAGACCTTGGTCGGTTAGCCAATGACCTTGTAGGAGAGTTCGAGGATGATCATGGCAGTCGTCTCGAATGGGAAGAAACCTATGTCAAGGGATTGGATCTTCTCGGTTTCAGATATGAAGACCGTGAACGACCTTTTCCCGGAGCATCAGGCGTAACCCACCCCCTTTTAGCAGAATCAGTTACCCAATTTCAAGCCCAAGCTTTCAAAGAGCTTCTTCCTCCCAAAGGACCTGTAAAAACACGAATAATGGGCACAGAAACCCCAGAAACCGAGGATCAAGCACGCCGAGTGGAAGATTTTATGAACTACGAAATCACCACTGTAATGAAAGAATACACGCCAGAAATGGACCAACTACTGTTTTATTTGCCTTTAGCGGGCTCTGCTTTCAAAAAAGTCTATTTTGATGCCAGTAAACAGCGGGCAGTAAGCACTTTTGTCCCAGTTGAGGATCTCGTAGTGCCATATACGGCTAGTGATCTTGAAACATGCGAAAGAGTCACTCATATCGTAAAAATGACCTATAACGAGGTTCGCGCACAGCAATTAGCTGGTTTTTACCGTGATATTCCGTTGCAGCCCAGTGAAACAGGCATAATAGACGATGCGAAAAGCAAAACCGACGAATTGGAAGGCATTCGTCCGGGCGCAGCGGAAATGACTTATGAGCTCTTGGAGTTTCATGTTTCCACAGATATTCCCGGATTTGAAGATCCAGAAGGCTTTCACTTACCTTTTGTAATTACAATAGACAGAACGTCAAATCAGGTGCTGTCTATTCGCAGAAACTACAATCCAAACGATCCGCTTAAAACCAAGATCCAATATTTTGTCCACTACAAATTCCTCCCGGGTCTGGGTTTTTACGGATTTGGATTGATTCACATGATTGGAGGACTTTCAAGAACAGCTACTGGAGCACTGCGACAACTTATAGACGCTGGAACTTTGGCAAACCTCCCCGCTGGGTTCAAAGCTCGTGGCTTGAGAATCAGGGACGACGAAACTCCGATAGAGCCCGGTGAGTTCCGTGATGTGGACGCACCCGGTGGAGCACTTAGAGATTCATTAGTACCGCTTCCTTATAAAGAACCTAGTCAAACTTTAATGCAACTACTCGGTTTTTGTGTAGAAGCTGGACAACGTTTTGCTTCTATAACCAATTTACAAGTAGGCGAAGGCAATCAGGAAATGCCCGTAGGCACGACCATGGCGCTGTTGGAACAAGGCACACGGGTAATGTCAGCTGTGCACAAGCGTTTGCATTATGCTCAAAAAATAGAATTCCAGATTTTAGCAAGAATTTTTGCTGAGTCTTTGCCACCACAATACCCTTATCAGGTTATTGGTGGCGACCAAATGATCAAACAGTCTGACTTTGACGATCGCGTTGATGTAATTCCTGTTTCTGATCCAAACTTTTTCTCCATGAGCCAACGTATTACCTTGGCTCAACAAGAGCTTCAATTGGTGCAAGCAGCACCTGAACTACATAATATGAAAGAAGCCTATCGCAGGATGTATCAAGCGTTGGGTTCTGAAAATATAGAAGCTTTATTATTACCAGATCCGCCGCCTCCCGCTCCTATGGACCCCTCTCAAGAGAACGGGGCGGCATTGATGGGTGCACCTCCGACGGCTTTTCCAGAACAGGAACATATGGTTCATATAGAGGTGCATCTATCTCTTTTAGAAAGTCCGGTGGCCTTGATGAATCCGGCAACAGTACCTTCTTTGGTGTCACATATTTTTCAACATGTTACATTGGAAGCACAAAAGATGGCGGATCAACAGATGCCAGAACAACAAATGCCACAAGGAGGAAACGGCATGATGCCTCAAATGCAAGAAGGCGGAATGATGCCTCCGGGCGGACCTCCTCCACCAAATCCACAGAAAGAAGGGCTAAAGGCACAAATAGAATTACAGCTCCTAGAGCAAATTATGCCTAGACTGGAAGAAATATTATCGCCACCAGATGATGGAGTGGTACAATTGAAACAACAAGAGTTGGTGATCCGTGAGCAAGAAAACGAAGACGATAAACAAATTGCTGAGCAAAAGCTTAAACTGGATGCGGCAAAATTGGCGCAAAAAGACAAAACGGATACCAAGAAAATAAAATCTCAGAAAGACATTGCCAAGATGAAAGTGGCAGTTGATGAGGAAAAAATAAAATCTCAGGAAGACATTGCGGTTTTAAAGTCTAGGGCAGAAGAAGAGAGAACTAAATCTCAGGAAGATATTGCAGCTTTAAAAGCGATTACTGACAGAGAGAAAAACAGAGGTAAATAATGGCTAGACGACGAGGCAGAAGACCAATGGTTGCTCCTCCTATGGTGGATATGATGGATACGATGGAGCCACCAATAACAGGTCCAGTAGAACAAGCAGTTCAGCAAATGCCATATTCTTACAGAGGTCTTACTGCGCAGGATATTTTGCAGCATGTGGTTGGAATCAAAGAACTGACTCCAGAGCAATTGGCTATTGCCGATTTGAATCAATCCGGCGATATTACACCGGGAGACGCTTTGTGGATTCAACAAATGGAAAGCGGACTTAGAGATCCTAATACTTTAGAAACTATTACTCAGCCAGCACCTCCACCACCACCTCCAATGATGCCACCCGAAGGACCAATGATGCCACCCGGAGAACCAATGATGCCACCTATACCTGTGGGCTCGCCCATGGGCGCAGGAGGACCTTCAGGACCAATGATGGCACCCGAAGGACTAAATGGTATGATGCCACCGGGACCCCCTCCAATGATGCCCGACCCAGTACAAGCTGCTGTAGATACTATGCCACCGGGAGGCAGATCGTTTCCCGGACGAGAACCAAAATTTCCCGGAGTACCTCCTGTTCAGATTCCAGAACCTGTAGGCCCAATATCAGTGCCGCCGGCACAACCAACGGCGGCACCGCCTCCAGTTTTAACTCCTATAAATCAAGAAATAACACCTCAACAGGGAGGCGGAGGACCCACTCCAGAACAATTAGCACAATTGCAAATAGACCAAGAGGAATGGAGTACAAACCCAATACGCTTTATGGCGGAACCATATTGGATATCTCCGAATTGGTGGGAAAATAGACCAGCACCGACTATTGATACAGAAGCCGGCGGAGGAAGAGGCGGAGGAAGAAACGGAGCTGGTGGAAGACCACCAGTGATGCCGCCTCCACCAGTAGGAACGGAACCACCAGTGATTACAGCACCACCAACGGTGCCACCTCCACCAGTAGGAAACGGAGACATGCCACCTACTGTTGTTACTACACCAACGCCTCCACCCATTGTATCGGATCCGGAGATTCCCGCTCCTTGGAAGCCTCCTATTATAGATGCAGATTGGACTAAACCAGACAGACCATGGCCACCACCACGACCTCCCGATTGGCCAGTAGATAAACCATGGCCACCTGATGAGCCCATGCACAGTTGTCCTAGCCCGAAAGAGCACATACAGTTAGCAAACAACGACTGGATACTGGCTGGAGAGCTTAAAGTAGGCGATGAAGTTATGACTTCAGAGGATCCTCAGAAAGTAACTTTTGCAAAAACAATTGAAAACAGTCCGAGACGAGAGGTTTTATTTAAAGAAGGAGACAGTATTGTAACTTCACCTAGCCATCCTTATTTTGTAAAAGACAAAGGCTTTGTAGATGTAGAAGATTTGGAAAAAGGCGATGCAATTGGTGATTTGGTTGTTAAAGAGGTACAACCTTTCTCTGATGGTCCTGTAATTCATATTTCTGTAGATAAAGCAGAAACATATATGCTACGAGGCGGAACTGAAGAAAATCCAGTACCTGCGTTGTCGCATAATAAACTTCCTGTGCCACTAACTAAGGAAGAAATGGAAGAACAAATGAGGCAACAGCAAGAAAGGGAACAGCGATGGCTGGCTAACCCACCGCAGCCGGGAGATTCTGAGTATGAATTTTTTAGTAACTGGTGGAAGATACAGCATCCCGGAGAGCCATTACCACAGCCACCTACTCCTGATACACCTCCTGCACCAGACGACCCAATGGGTGTGGCAAAATTACTGTGGAAAACAAACTATTCAGACGCAATGGATTTTAATACCTTTTGGGAAGCCTATCAAAAAAACCCTGATATGTTTCACACAGACGACCCAGTGGGAACAGCACCCGTGGGAACAGCACCCGTGGGAACAGCACCCGTGGGAACAGCACCCGTGGGAACAGCACCCGTGGGAACAACTCCAACACCGGAAACAACACCTGTGCAAGGCATGACTATGGAAGAAATGCAGAAAATGATTGAAGAAATGCAAGCACGAGAGGCAGAAAGGCTGGCAAAAGAAGCAGAAATGTCGAAAAACTACATGATTTCTGATGAAAGGATAGGCTATAATCCCTATTTAAGTGGTCAATATCAAGCAGATCCATATGGTCCCGGAGGGGTTCCAGATATGGGTGGAATAACGACCATACCCGTACCGCAGTCTTTGACAGGAATTGGGTACGCAAACTACAATCCGAGGAGGAAGGTATAGATATTTTAGAATTCGCGACGGCTGTAACGCGCGCAATAGGTAAAAAAGAACAGCAGATTCAAGAGATGATGACCAATAGTGAAGTAAGAGATTGGAATCATTATCGCAATCTTGTTGGTCATATCGAAGCGCTCAACTTCATTCGCGAAGAAATCAGAACAATTCTAAAAAGCCAAGATATGGACTATGGTTAATCCTGAACTACAGAAAAAATGGCAAGACGAAGAAGACAATAAGTCTGCTTTGGAAAAAGCCCATGATGAAGGAACTGGTTTAACGCACAAGAAACTAGACAATGAATTATTGGAACAACTTCCAGATCCCACAGGTTGGCGGATTATGGTTCTTCCTTACAGAGGAAGAAAGCAGACCAGTGGAGGAATTAAACTAACAGATGAAACACTTGAGAGACAACAAGTAGGAACCGTTTTAGGGTATGTCTTAAAAGTTGGAAAATTAGCCTATAGCGGAGAAAGATTTTTTGCCGGACCTTGGTGTGAAGTAGGAGACTGGGTATTGTTTGGACGATATGCAGGCTCTCGTTTTCAAATTGAGGGTGGCGAAATAAAAATACTCAACGATGATGAAATTATCGCTAGAGTACCCGACCCAGAAGCAATTCTGCATAAATTTTAACCATGGAGAAGGACCATGCCAAAGCATAAACTAAACTTAAACCCTGCCGAAGAACTTGTACCTATTGATGATTCAGGTCCCGAAGTAGATGTTAATATAGAGGAAGAAGCAGCTCTTCCTAT